TTACTCATCTTTCTTAATAATCCTTTCAATTTCAGCAATTTGCTCAGGTTTTAAAAACAATTTCCAAAACGGCCACCACAGCTCAAACCAGATGCGAAGTTGCGCCTCGCGCTGATTGACTGAGGTAGATTCTAGCAAAAGATTAACTAATCTCAATGCTTGTTCGATCATTCCAAAAGGCATATAAACTCCTAAAACGGACTCACAAGGGACTTCTGTTTTCCAGTATGGAAGGCCCACTTTCGGTCATTAACTGTTCCGAATTCTTTTTCTGCTCCCTGGAGCGTAATGACTCCTGCCTGTAGCAGCTTGATAAGGACTGTCCTCCACCCCCTAGAAACCTCTCGGGTAGCTGTAGTAACGCGCTTAGATCCTGGGAGCGGTTTTGACCTATCGAAGTTCCACTGAGTTCCATCCCACTCGGCGTGGGGTAAATCCTGCCGGTCAATATGGGTGAGGGCGTCGGTTTTTGTCGGGTTAATATCCAAAACATCTTCTTCCTTTATGTATAAAACTGAATGTTCCGTCATCTTTCCATTCTCATACGAGCACAGAAACTCAGCAGAGCCATCAGGTAAGATTCTGTAAACGCAGCGCTTTGAGGGGTTTTTAGGAAACGTAGCGAAACGAGCGCCTGGAAAAATTTTTAATAATTTTTGTTCGAACTTTTCGGTAGTTAATTCCTGGCCCTTTTGCTTTTCCCAATTTCCGGGGCTAAGGTCATTATCTGTAACGTAGATAGCGTTATCTACCTTGTCTCGCTCCCACAAACGAAGCTTTTCGTAGTACATCTCCTTTTTGAGACGTTCGGCGTGTGCCGTTATTTTCTCAGAATCCTTAACAAACATTCTGAGTTTATTTTAGCTTATTTGTATCGTTCCAAGGCCCCAAGCCGTTCTTCAAGCCGGATGACAGCTTCTTTTAAACTTCGCATTTCCCCGGTGAGATTCTTAATCTCCGTCACGGAACTGTCAAAGGAAGCCTTATAACTTCCGGCTGCTATGGCAATTGAACCGATAAGCGTAGCTACGGTTAGCACTTGGGAGATTTTAATATGCACGGTTTTTTCGAAAAAGTCTTTCATGGCATTAATTCGGAGTCGGTGCGGTACCTGTGGTAGAAGGAGCGGTGAGCGTTACAGCCGGGAGTGAGTCAATGGGATCAGAGGTTACGGAGATAGAAGCTGAAGGCCCTGCTATGCGGCGACCAGTTGAATCATAGTAATAGATGACGTATTTGGAGCCGGGAGGGGTTATGTCGGAGTTGAAGAAAAGACCGGAAGAGGCGTTGAATTTCCCATCTACGATTGGAATTCTAGCCCACACAGGCAGAGTGGCAGCGGGGTAATTATCTCCCATCGAAACACTTGTCCAAGCCGTAACGCCATCGGACGGAGGTACTATACCGGCAAGGAGAAAACCGTTGAAATTAGTACCGTCCGTCCACTGCACCGTGACAGATTGGGAGAATTTACCTGTTTGTGGTGTTGGCATTCTGTTATTATTCTAACAGAATTTTTATGAAATTATACTTTAAAACCTCGGCAGATCAGTAGGAATCCAAACCTGATAACGGTAGAAGGCTACTTGGCGTCCGATCTTTTGGTACTGCATTCCATATTTTGTAAACACGGAACCTTCAGGAAGCGTGTCACCTTTAGCGGGTTTATACCCGTTCTGTTCAGGCCACCATTCTCCGATGGGATCAACATCCGTGAACATGATGGTATCACGAACGCCGGGGTACATGACTAGAACATCTGCGCCCGGAAAACCAAAATAATTTAAAAGTTCTACACGAGCAACGTGCGGGAAATTATATACCAAAGCCGCATCGAGGAACAGGTCCTCAAAACCATCCTTAGACCACTGAACTTCTGTCGGCAGATACTTTTCTTCGTTTAAACTGGGGTCCGTGCCTTTTCCGGTCCAGTAGCCGGTTTCCTCCGGAATACCGAGTGCGTCAAACCACCCAAGAACTTTTTCTAGCTGATCTAGGGAAACGGGAGGAAGATGGATATAATATCCGTTCGCAAGGTCAAATTCATCAACAACGATAGGTTCTCTAAAATTCTGTGCCATTAGTTTTCCTTTCTTAATTTTAAAATTTTTTCCATCAAGCTTTCTTTCTTAGGCCGCTTTGTCTTTGGAGTATTTTTTATTGCTTTCATAGCTGTCTCATACAGGGGCTCATCCTCATAGTCCGGGTCCTGGGTTTTGTATTTCTTGGGTGGTCCGTAATCAAAAAAGTCTTTAGGAATGGCCGAAACAGAAGCTGAACTCCATATAAAATCAGAGTTATTATACCAAGATGGACTTATTTCAAAAAAAACATCACCTTTTTTGTATCCGGCCATTTATTCTCCCACCCCTATTCACCCGTTTGGAAATGATCGGCCAATACTGCGTATCGCTACCATGTAAGTCCGAGTCACTTCCTCACGTGTGCTTGGGCTGCTACCATAATAACAGAATTAATCTGGTAAAGTCAATACACCATTTTGACTTTTAATCTGAACTCCAGGAAGATTTCCAAAATCAGCAATGCTAAGGGGAGTCGTAATCAAGTGGTGGCACTCAATCTTTGGGGCTACAAAAACCGGAATATCCAGTTCATGACACCGAAGACAGAAGCTATAATCCTCGCTTAAACCTGGAAGAATATCAAAAGGGTTTTCCCCAAGTTCGGTGGTAATTCTTTTAAAAACTTCTCTCTTGACAAGCAGGCATCCGGCCCCGACAGCCCCGACTTGAATTAACTCCGCTTCTCGGGTCCAGTTTAGTATAGGAGCAACCTTCATTTCCTTGCTCCAAAGACCCATTACCGGATTATGCGGCGGATGCTTTGACTGATAAATTCCGCTAAGTACTTTGATATCAGGGTGTTTAGCGACTAAATTAAACATACGCTTTAACAGATCCGGAGCAAACATATGGTCCGTATCTAGCTGCAAAAGCCAGTCACCGCGCATTCCTTCAACAAGATTATTCCTTCCCAGGGAATGCCACGAACAGCCGCCCCATTCGTAATGTACGTATTCGTCTTCGTCACAAACATGGGCCTGTGTATAAAGAATCATTTCTACCAAGGAATCCACAAACTTAGTGTGGACGTTATCTCCCCACATTCGGCCTACGGTGATGACAGGTTTCTTTGTCGGCCTTAGCATACGCGCTCAATCTTCCTCAGCAAATAACAACACCATTTATCCGCCGCAACTTCTGTCCCGTCGCCACGGCCATAATCAAAGTCCATATCCCAGGACTGAACGATAACGAATCCGGCTCGAAGAATAAGTTCCTTTAACTGAAGCTGCCCCATTACGGAATAGTGATTTGGATTACACTCATGCTTAATCAGCGCGTTTGCATCCGGTACTTCCAAGTAGCACAGACCATTCAGCCTTAAAAGCTTGTGGTACTTATAGAGGGTGTAAAAGGGCATGATGGAATGTTCCAGGCAATGCCGACTCCATACTAGGTCAAACTTTCCATTCAATTCCGGAGGTAGAAAGTTCTGATCGCTTTCGATGATGTTAAAACCTTCCTCACGAAGTTTTGCCGCATCCGTAGGAGAAATCGTTACTCCTGTCACGATCTTCTGGTGGTTGTCACGGAAAAGTTTTAAATCTTTACCAACGCCGCACCCAATGTCAATAACGTCCACAATCTGGTGATACGTATGTTCTTCATGTATAAGGTCAATGGTCCGTTGCGAGAACTTATCCATGACGTTGTTTACGAGAATCGGCCCGGAGGTTTCGTGAGTTTTGGAAATAAAATTCAAAAGCTCATCTAGCTGTTCGTCAAATACAATCTGCATTTATAAAAATCTCCCATTGATCTACCATCTTTTCCCAGTCAAAAGTCTCCAATGCCCACTTCTGCATTTCGCTTCTTTCGGGATGATCCCTTCCTAGAATATCACATAAATAATCTATTGTCAATACTTTATCGATATTATTATGTTGCGGCGGACCGTTAGTTTTCCAACCCCACTGGACGTTTTCCTTCAATGCCCAGTAGTTCGAAGTAACGGGAATAGCTCCGCAAGCTTGAGCTTCCATGCAGGAGATACAGGATGTTTCCGGCCAGTCTGTCGGGTAATACCAAGCATTTGCTGTTAGGTATTCTTCCCAAAGCTGCGGTTGCGGAATTCTGCCTCGCCACACAATACCCTGCTGGTTCATCAGCTTTTCGATTTCTGCTTTTAAACTTCCGAGTTCCTGCCCCTGGTCGCCGCCTAAAAGTTTTAAAATATTTTCAAAACCGTAGAAAACATGACACTCCGCTAGAGGATTGCGCTCTAAGACTCGGAACCAATTTTGGAGAAGAAACAGCAGACCACGATCAGGTGAAGATGTGTAAACACACTTATTTAGGTTCCGTTCGAACTTTCCTAGAAGGGGTTTAATCTTTTCCGCCTTGACACCGTTCGAAGTGACGTAGATTTTATCTTTAATCTGTGGGTACTTGCGAGCCGTGAAGGATGCGTGTTCTTTACACAAGCACCAATAGCGGTCTACTTTTTCAAGCCTTTCAGGTGTCCAGGAATAATCGCAGTCCTGAGCAATGAACCAGTATTTACCGAAAGGGTCTAGGTGCTGGTCAAAGAACGTCGGATCTCTGTAAACGATCCATAAACCCGGCTCTGTTTCTGGCGCGGCTACGTCGAAAGGCATCCAAGACACGTTTCCTTGTTGAACCAGCGGGCCTTCCATAGGGCAGTAAGAAGAAACAATGTGTCCCCGCTCCCCCAGCCTTCGGGCCATTTCAATGTGGCTTGTTTCGCTGCCACCAATACCAAAAAGGTCTGGATTGTCCCATTTCCAGGGTTCCAGACCTATTGATGAATAGATTTTTATGTTTCCCATGATCTCCTATTTCTAGGATACCATGGAAAGTTTAGGTTGCGGTATACCGAACTTTAACAGAAACGAACAAGCCTGTTCCAGCAGCACCAGCAGCAGCCGAACCAGCAGTTTCCGTCCGGGTATCAATCGAAAGCATGTTCCCGGTAGAGAACCGCGAAAGAGTGGGGGACAGAACAGCAGGAGTAACGCCCGTCGCCGGAACGTTGGTAGCCTTGAAGGTGACGTTCGCGGAATCCGAAGCCCGTAGGATTGAAGGCATCGTGGTACAAGCCGAGACACCGTTAATCTTTACGTTCGCAGAAATCGAGCCGGAAACGAAACCAGAGGCGCTTAAGGCCGGATTGGTAACGCCGATCACAAAATCCGTGATAATGCCGTTAGACTTCATCGGACCAGCAAGAGCCACGTTCGAAGCCGAAGCTCCATGGGCGCTCGTGGTACCGGCATAACTAAAGGTGAAAACCTCTTCATCCCAGAAAATGCCGCCCTGAGAACCCGCATCGTTAGATAGGAAAATTCTTTCAGCCATGTTTTTTCCTTTCTATTAGCCGATGCTTGAGAGTGCCCGGATTTGACGCATACGATACGCGCCGCCGATACCAGCAGGACCTTCCGTAATCATCACCGTGTAGATGAAGTTATACGCAACCGCCCCGCCAATTACACCTTCCGGATCAGCGATGTTATTAGCATCAGGCCGAATCACGCGAATGCTGAACTTCTGCTTACGCGGGTCAGTTACTTCGCTAGGACCACGACCGGCTAGATCAATACAAGCCACGCCTTCTTTGCCGAAGATGTAGGTTGTATACTGCGTACCGTCACCAGTAGAAACAGTCTTGACGTTCGTGCTTTCCCAAACCTGACATGAGGCTACGTGAGTAATCATGCCGCGATCAGGACTCTGAACTAAGGCCGTATCCTTAACGCCCGTATACTTGAAGATGTCCGCAAGGCCATTAGCAGCCGGGTCATTTACCAAGTCATAGGTATTAAAGGGGTGAGAAACTACTAGAAACTCGTCGTCACCAATCATACCCTGAACGTCGTTCGCCTGTAGGCTGTGACGCGCGGCGCGGAGATCCGCAACCTTTAGATACGTTGAGAGAGGAGTCTGGGAACAACCGGCATATTCGGCGTCAATCACGTTACGGGTGATCGTATCCACGGTTAGACCTGCTTGGTAACCAAGCAAATCTGAAGCCTGTTGGATAATCGGATCAATCGCCGTGTCGCGAAGGAAATCAGAAACCGTGATATACGCGGAATACTGAGAAACCGTAGCGCCAACTACGCGGCTGGTGAGTGACTGGCTGGTGCCAACCGTACCTTCAGCGGTCTGCGTGGTGTTCGCACTAAAGTTCTGGTAACGGAAGAACTGTACAGTTCGACCTGAGTTCATTGGAAGCGATTCGCTATAAGTAGCTTTCTTGAAGAGAAACTTCTTCGTGAGACGGTCAAGAGCGCGTTTCTTGTAGTAAATTGTTTGAAGATGCGCTAAACCCGCTGAGCTAGTTAAATTTCCTGCCGGACTATATGCCATATGTTTTTAAAATCCTATTAACATTCGTATTATAGCATATTTAAAATAAAAAACCGCCCCTTGTTACAGGAGCGGCTTAGTTTGGCGTTTCTGGCTGAAATTATCGACCGATTTTGTTCAAAATTGAAGCAATTTGGTCTGCACTCAGGTCTTCCGCAGCATCCATAGAAAGCTGCATTCCAGAGCTTAGGCCCTGGTTTGAAGGAACCGGAGGAGGCGCGAATCTAGGAGCCTGCTGCATTTGACCGTTATTTTGTGCCTGCTGTTGCATCTGCTGCTTCATCTGTTCCATTCGGGGATCAGGAAGAAAACCCTTAGTAATCGCCGTGGCATAAGCCGCTTCCAGGCCGTCAAAAGTCGCCGGAAGATTTAAAGCCTGCCGTATTTGCTCGATTTTCTGAGCATTCTGGGGAGTAGGCTGATATTCCGGGTGGGCATCCTTGAACTGATACGCTGCTACGACGCGCTCTAGTTCGGCACTTTTAATAAGCGATTCACGAATAACCGTCGAAGGGTTTTCGACCTTACCATTAAAATAGCGGTGGGAATCGACGTATTCAGCGGCCTTGAGCGGGTCCTTCTCCATCATCTGAACATACTGCTTCATGTCAAACTGAGGAGTATCCTCACCCTGAACTTGCTGCCCAGGTTGCGGAACGGCCTCAAGCTGAGCCTGAAGTTGCGCCATTTGGTTCGAATATCCCTGAACCATTTGGTTCAAAGCCTGAGAAAGCTTTTCCTGGTTTTCAAAGTTATATTCTTGTCCGCCAACGTTGATTTTAAGCGGTTCAGGCTTTACTTGTTCCGCCTGACCGGGCTTGATTCCTAGCTTCGCTACTTCTTCTGCTACAACGGCTTGGAGAGCCGCGTTAAATGCATCGCCTTCGCCAGATACGTTCTGGCCTTGTAGATTTGGGTCCATAAATTATTTTAATCCTCTATTTTTAGTTTACATCAACCTTCGGAGAAATTACCTCAGCAAACATTTTTTTCCGATAGGTATCAAATATTTTCTGGTCAAAGGTATCCGAGTATGGTTCATCGACATCCTGAATGCTCGCCGAAGCCATTTCCTTAGCCAGAAATTCCAAGTCGTTCTTAAGGCAGTTGTAAATTCTTTTAAATTCCCGCCACCGTGAAACCAGCGCCAATTCCTTTTCCGGATCGGTTTCCGTTAGCAAGATGTCCTGGATAAGGTTTAGTTCCTTTTCGAACAGCTTCAGCATTACCTTGAAACCAAGGGAATTTCTCATTTCGGCTAAAGCTTCTAGTTCTTCTTTAGTTAATGTATCCATCTGAGGGTCCTAGCTTAAATTCTCGCACAACATAGAACTCTGTCAAAATAAGCAGGGTTCCGTTTGAAAACCTCAGCGCAACGGTTTCTTCCCCGTTGTCATCTAGGATTGTTTCCACAGAATCAAACTGCGCATCTTCTACAGCTTCCATTAAAGAACTTTTAGCTTCCTCGAAAGAAAGTTCGTTTAAATTGTCAAAAAGGTCCATAATTACTCCCCATCTTTCTTAGCTTTTGATCCCTTAGCCCCACCAACTGGAGCCTGGGCAGCTTTAGTTTCTTTAATTTTATTCATCTGAAGTTCTGACTGGAATCGTTCCTGCTGTGCCGCCCGGTCGAATTCCATCTGGCTCTGAGAAAGCTGCTGTTTAACGCCAGCTTCCTGAACCTTGGTTTGAATATCAACCTGGGATTTTTGCTTTTGTAGATTCATTTTGAGCATTTCAATCTCAGCTTTAATCTTCGCCGATTGAATTTCCGCCTGCTGTTTTATTCTAGCAAGCATCTGCTCTGACTGGAGCCGGTTCTTATCCAGTTCCATTTCCATCATCATTTTCTGTTGTTCCCGCTGATCTTCCTGGGGCGTAGGTTGTTTCTTGATCTGCTCAACCTGAAGGGTTGTCTGGTTCTTTTCCTTCGCCATCTGCATATCAGCCTGCATTTTCTGTTGCTGAGCCTGAACTTCGGGCGGGGGTTGAGAAGCCTGCTTTTTCTCCTGCTCGTTCATAGGACGGACGAGGGTGTACATTTTAGAAACACCTGTTGAGTCCTGGAGCATCCGGAGAAACTCATTAAAATCTACTGTCTGCCCGGATTTTGAAAGCTGCGCCATGAAAGGACCGCCGAGCATGTACTGAGCCAGGAATGGGAACACACCGGCTAGTTTTTCTCGGGTCATCATTTTTGACGCCGCAAACATCCGGAATTGATATTTCTTATAAAGATCCTCTGCCGGAACCATTGTGTTTTCCCGGTCATTACTCTTAGCTGGAAGCCATTCGAAACCTTCAGAGTGGGTTTTTGCAATCTTCTGAAGCTTGTAAAGCATCGGGACAATGAGGTAATTTTCTATGTTCTTTACGATATACGTAAGCCTAGACGCAGACCCCTGCATCTGTGCGTTAATACCCGTCGCCGTTCGGTTTGCGTTTCCGGGACGCGGAATCCCTTGACCCATAGAGTTAATGCCGGTTCGCTTTTCAGCAAGCATTTGGATGAATTGGATTTCGCTGTAGACATTTGTTAGGACACTCTGAGGCTGTAGGAGAGCTACGTCTTTTGGATCTGCGGCACTGATGACCCCACCAGGACGCCATCTTTGCTGTGTCGGCGTAAGATTCGTTGACCGCTTCTCAATACGCGGCGGATGCAACGCCATATTAACTTCATCAAGTCGGGCGTTTAGGAGAGATTCCATATAACGCTGGTTGCCTTCGTTGACATCAGCCATAGACTGAGCATACCAACGACCAGGGACAGAATAGCAAGGGGCGAAGTCGAAGGGGATACAACCATAAGGATTTGGTTGATTAAAAGCTACCCAAGCGCGGTTTAGAGCCCAGATGATCCGGTCATTGGAGTAATAAACTAAAACTTCAATTTTCCTGTCAGCCGGGTTGGGGAGATAATCTGAAGTTCCGGGAGAGTATTGAACCTGCCGGAATGCTTCCTGAGTTCGTTTAGTCCGTTCGGCGTAAGCCTGGGGCATTGACTTTGACATCCAGTTCAGGACAGGTTCCGAAGGAATGGACATTCCGGGGGTATCCTTGAGGGCAAGTAAATCTGTTACGGTCATCTCTTTGCGCCAAATGACGCTGCGACAATCCGCAATAGACGGGGAAGTTGCACCGGGATCAATATAAAAATCTCGGATATCCACGGCTTTCATTTGGGGCAAACCAAGGTCTTCATCCCAGTAATAATGTACGCCGCCGTTTCCGTAGAGAACGATGTCCTTAAAACTAAGCTCTAGTTCGTTCTGAGCCTGGGCACCATATTTGCGATTTGGATGCTCCATAATATAGGACAGATAATCTTTGACATTTTGGGCTTCCTGTGGGGAAACTCCGTTTTCGGGTTGGACGGAAAACCAGTCGTCTCCGGCTCCGAAAATCCCAGCGCTGATAAGCGGCAGGGCTGTTTCGACTTGATCGAAGACGATAGGAACTCCGAGGGTTGCTCGGGGAACGGTTGTTCCTTCCCAGGTTTTAGCAGGAAGCCAGCCAAAATAAAGGTAGTCTGATATCGTAAACCGTCGATCATGGTTCATAGTACGATAACTTTCGTACGTGGTAAACGTCTTGTTTACGAGAGATAATGCCAGGGTATCGGCGATATTTTCGCCAGGAAGAATAAACGGCTTATCGTCTAAATCCGGTTCTTGAATAAACGGCGCGACTTCTTCTTTAGGCATAATCTACTGAAATAATTGTATCATTACAAACCGCCAGTGGAGTTGTAGTAGGAATCTTGCGGGCCTGTGCGCTCTGGACCCTGCTCGGGCCATTCATACGGAGGCATTCGGTGGTTAGGACCGAAAAGTAAACGTCGCTCCGCTTCCTCGTAGTCTTTTTTCTCCAGTTGCCGGGGAAGGTTTCGGCCAAACCAGTCTTTGTTCTGGAAAAGATCGGCGATGGAGTCTAGAATGTCGTCGCTTTCCCCGGACGGGAACTGCTTTAGTTCCGTTAGGAGTTCTTCCTTACAATTAATGTCATCTAGGAAGATAATTTCCCCGCCTTTGTACCAGGGCTGGAGGGAATTGATGATTCGTTCCGTTTTTGAGGTCTGGTTTTCCCGCTTAATGAAGTCGATGGGGATGAAAATACCTTTAAGGTCCATCTCGCGCCGCAAAGCGACTTCTAAACCACGGACAAATGAAGTTTCCTCAATCTTTACCTTAGAAATCGGCTTTCCCAGGGCAGTGTATCGGTATAAAACTTCTAAAATCTGCTTAATGAGGGCATCCGGGAGCATTCGGCGGTGAACAATCTCTTCCACGAAACACCTACCGTTACCGGACCATGCGCCGACAGTGATTGCCGTGAAGTTTGAGCGCGGCCCTACGGTTTCCGCTGTGTCGATAGACATTTCCCGCGACACGATGGGTACGTGGGACTTGAAAGCATCTCTGGTGATCCATTTTGGGTAGTTGGAATCTACCGGGAAGGGGATCATGTTCGGATCAGCACCTAGTGGGAGCTGTAACTGCTGGGTGTTGAAGATAAAGGGGTCACGCGCCCGCATACCTTCAAGCTTGTCCACGGTAAACCGTGAAGGCCACCAGGAAATAGGAAGACCTTTTTCATCCAAAAGATTAGGAAGTTCTAGTTCCTCTGGGGTAAATTTCTGAGGACGGCCCTCGTCTGTCTTTTTTCTATAAACCGCCCGAGTATACATCTCATATTCACGAGTTTCAACTGGTTTTTTAGTTTCGTGCTTGATGATATCCCCGTAAAGATCCGCGAAGTGGTACCGGGTTCCCTCTACGTCGATCCAATATGACGGAGCAACGAGGAGGTTTTCCATCATGTAGAAGGATTTCTTTACCTGATGCAAGCCATCCCCAACGATGTTCTTCATTTCTACGATATCCGAGAACTTCATGACATCAAAGTGATATCCGGCTGTTCCGGTGTCAATTCCGGCTGTCATGATAGTGTGTTCTTTGCGCGTGTTCGAGGCTGTTCGAGCGCAAGTCGTAAAATAACTCTTTGTTCCCCAGTCGTTGATACCCTTCTGCGGGCAGTGTTCCGGAAACGCGGCGCGGAACTTGGGGTTGGCTTGGAAATGTTTTTTAATTTCGGCCATGATATCCTCTGCCTTGGAAGCATTGGACTGAACAATCAGCATGGCTACGTCTGGGTAGTTTAAAATCCACTGAATAGCGTGGGCCTGAGCGTTGATAGTGGTCTTCATCGCGCCCCGGAAGTCTAGAATAAGCCTTCGGCGTTTCCCCGGAAGGGCCAGCATTTTGTGAATTGGGGTGTAAACCCACTTTCCGTTTACAATTTTGTCGTTCTCTGCAAACTGCTCTGAAGTTGGCTTGGTGAATTGCTGAAGAGTTTTGATTAAGCCGCCATGAATTTCGTCAGAAACGTCCGGATAGCCCAAAAGTTCGTTACACAGGTATCGTAGGTCCGTCCGCGCACGCCAACGAATAGCCTTTAGCTCATTCTCCTGCCCCTTGGTGAGCTTATCCAGGCTTTTAATATTAATCATTCAGGGGTATTATAGCTTTTTAGCTATGATTAACGAGGCAATGTTGTTTATGGCGGCTTCGTAGAGGGGGTCGTATTCCTCGATTACGGTTTTGTGGCCTTCCAAGACTATGTGTAGAAGCTCATGGACGATGAAATGGTCGATGGAACGTCCGGTTTTCTTAAGCTGGGCTTCCCTGCGAAAGAGAATTTCCGCTTCCTTCCACTCTGGTTGCCAGGAAACTTCCGCCATCGTGTCTTTAGTTTGGGTATCAGTCACAAACTCCGCATCGATCTTCCAATCGGCAAGACCAATAATCGAAGCCCATTCCGAAACCCGCTTTTTAAGTTCGCGGGTAGTCATAGGTTACTCTTTCTCGAAACCGAAAATCTCGCCTTGAAGCGCGTTAGCCGTGCCAGAAAGCCATTTCACGCCACCATCCATAAAGACGCCCTCAGGAAAGGACAAGACTACTGGAGACTGAATTGGAATAGGATATGCATCACAAATATAAAGTCCGTTTCCGTCAGTTACGGTTAAATTCGCGGCTGTTCCGGTGTTATTTGAAACAACGATTTGAAAAACAACGGAATCTTCAGCGGTTAATACGGTTAAAGAGTTTGGAACTACGCTCAAACCATTCATAATTTGGCGAGCACCAAAGGATCTGGTGGTAGGAATTGGCATGTCAAACGTATTCTAGCATTAATACGGAGTGACGGGGTATTCCTGTGTAGAATCATCAACATACGCGGAAAACAGATCCCGCTGAATAATAAACGCAAAAGGCATTGTAATTTCCGCTATAGCGGCAGGATAAAGAATCTCAATTAACTCGCCGTCTGGAGTATTAACCATAGACTAATTATTGCATAGCTAGGTTATAGACGCCTGTTCCACCCACGGAGGTACCGTCGTCGAATTGATCGATTAAGATTCCCATCAAAGGTCTAGTTGTTGTGGTTGGTGTCCAATCAGTAGAATCATTCGGGTTGTTGGCCGTGGATAAGTAGCAGTTCTGATTTGCTCCAGCTTGGTCAAGCTGTGCGGCAGAGGCTACCGTGAAAGCACCCATAATGATATTTGAAGTTGTTGTTGGTTTTAGAACCAGCCGATAAATTGTATTGGCGGTTAGTGTTACGGTATTTGGAAATGGCATAATATGAGAACCGATAACAGTACTTCGGCGAACATCCTTATCAATCGATGTCCGTGCTAAAGCATCTCCGTTTGTTCCGTCCCAGTTGTCATCCACAAGCAAAACATCTGTGTCGTTGTCACAGTCAAACGCTGCCCAGAAACCACTTACCCGACAGGGAACCGTAACTTGAAACTGCAAAGCTCGATGATTTGGATTAGTGCTTGATGAGTATGCTGTTTGCGTAATGGTTTCGGCTACCGGAATATTTGGGATATAACTATAGCTACTATCGTTATATTGCATTCCAGCCATAATAGGCGTGGCGATTACACCGGCCCACGAACCCGTATACAAAGCACCAAAAGGAAAATCAATAGCCGAGTTTGCGGTAAATCCAACAATTTGCATGCTACCGCCACCGCCGCCGTTGACGATAACACAAGCTATCAAATCACCCACGGTGACGGAAGCTCCGGCAGTGAGCGTTGTAGTAAACATCGTGTTATCATCGCCAGATCCGATTACTTGCGAGGCGTTTGTATTCGTTCCAAACAATGATCCAGACGGGAATCCGGTTGACAAATCTACAGTCTCAAGGCGTACATCTACCGTGTCCCCGGTTGTTACTGTGGCCGTTCTAAAAGTTACGGCTGAAATTGTTCCAGTTTTAGGAACACGAAAAATAGCAGCGGCCTTTTCTCCAGCAGCGTCAATGGTGTACTGCGTTGTTGTATAGTTTGGAGTAGTCCCGATATCGGTACCTGTTTGCGGCCACGGAACAAATCCTCCGAATGATTGAAGTGCCATTATAGGTATACTTTCTGACCCACTAAATCCGCAAGTGCTTGCGGGTGAGTTCTTCCGGCAGCGCGTCTAGACCAATAAATATGCCTAACTACAACAATAAAATTAGACTTAGCTTCTGAGGCGGTTATAGGAATCATGTCTTGTATCTCCGAGGTACTTACTTTAAAATTTCCTAAATCAGTTTCCACAGTTCGGTGTTCCCCGCCAGAACAGACAGAGCCTCCTGTGATTGTTACCGTTGGCATTACTAATCAGCCACCGTTTCGTAATCTACGTGCCATTCTACGTTTCCGGCACCTGTAGTTGTAATAACAAGAGCTTCAGCAGAGCCTAAGTGCCATCCGCCATCAAGGGGAATAGATGCAATAGCATTTTGGGCAAGGTACATCGGATAGCGTCTGGTACCTGTAGTCGTTGACCTCCAGTAAACCCATGTTGCCGTGGCTGAGGAATTAACGGCGTGTAAGCGCCAGATTTTAAGATGACTGCTAGCAGCGGGAGCTGAAATTGCGGTTGTGTCCGTGGCTGTCGTAATAGCCGTAGCGTTAGACGACGCTTGTGAGAATTGCGGGGCCGTGTGATATAGTCGCCCGTAACGATCTGCGGTTACTCGAACAGCGTCACCAGCAGCTACGGCGGTTCCTATGGTGGTTCGGGCTTCTGCTCCAGCTAGAACTGGGTTTCCGGCTACTGCGGCATCATGAGCTGCTGCACCTACTACCTTAACATCACCGGACGAATCTACAGCTACGATGGTTGGTGTGCCGCTATCAGTACCATAGATAACTGCATAACCAGTAGTTCTTAGTGATCCGCTCAGATCAACAGAAAGCGCAACTTGGCGAGTATCGGTGTAAGATGGTGCGGAGGTTGTAGCAACTGCCGGAAGTGTTCCTAAGTTCGTGGCACCCGGAGCACCAGCATCAGACGATTTAGTTCCCAGTACTGGTTGAGACGTGGTTCCTGTAGGATCGACACGGAGAGGGACGGCAAGGACTCCGGTTTCGGCTCCAGCGTAGTTTCTAAGATTTGTATGGATGGCCCGATTCTCAGTGATTCGGACAGTAGCCCCTTCTCCGTCAGCGGGAGTTGTAATAGCCTCTTCAAAAACGCCTCCAATCGGGGTAAAGGTTGTGGTTCCGGAGGTAAAGGCGCTTTCGTCGGTCATCGCTGTTCCACCGCTACCAGCACCGGCTACGATATTTACCCTAAGGGCATCGTTTACGTCATCCATCGCAGTATCCCCAGTTGGGGTTTCAATGGAGGCTAGCAGGCCGCGAACAGAAGTCATGGCTAGAGCGCCGCCGTCGCCGTCATTTACCGTATCACGAGCAACGCTATAGAATCCACCGGCAGGCGTAATTTCGGTAGTACCGGCAGTGAACGCGGCATCGTCAACCATAGACGTTCCACCGCCTCCAGGACCACTACCAGCTACGACGTTGACACGAACAGCATCATTTGTGTCATCCATTGCTGAATCGCCATTAGGCGTTTCGATTGCTACTAAGGCTGCGCGTTTCGGAGTTCCGGACAATGGACCGGCATTACCGGACCCCATTGCCTGTCGATCTGTTTCGTAAATTACTGAGGACATTGAGCCGCTTTCTTTATTTTATATTTTTCAGGGTGAGCAAAAACCTCCACCATATCGGGATGGTCAGAATACCGCTGGAAAAGCCACATGCCGGTTTTGGCGTCAAAGACAGTGTAGTACTCGTCTTCCGTGGCTAGAACTTCCGGAAAGGTTTGTTCTACTTTAGAATCAACCTTTGCTTTTTTTAAAATTAAAAATATAAGAGCCGAAAGCTCTAGGATGTGAAATATGAGTTCCATTATGCCCTTGTAATATCTGGATCAATTCTTAAAATTCCGCGCAGAACGGTTGTGATGTTTCCGCTTGGGTCTGTCATCTGAATGTCATACGGGAAGCGCAGAACTTCCAGCGGAAGTGTGTTCGTGTTCGAAGGAGCTACGGTTACCGTACAGATTCCGCTTGCTGGGGTTGTAAGGGCGATTCCGGTTGAAGGAGAGGAGCGGGTAAAGACAACGGCTTCTGGCGCTCGATAGCGGCAAGTCATGACGAAAGAATATCCCGTAACGTCTACCTCAACACCGTTAAGGAATACCTGGAATTTAAATATGAAGGTATCCCCTCTTGTCATTCTTAAGTTTGCAGTCAAATTTTCCCTCGCATATACTTGGCCTGTCGAAAACGGGTATGGATAACTTGGTGGTAATGGTGGATCTGATCCTACTGGAGGCCCGCTAACCGCCGCGTCTTCTTCCGCAGAAGGGGAGGTTGTGAAGGCCACGATTTCTAGAGCCTGGAAGTATCCTAAAATTCCTGGTCCGAAGTGAACATAAGCCGAACCTCCAAGATCAATCGTATCCCCGTCTTGAGGACCCCACCCATCATAGGCGGCTAGATCGATAACGAAAGTTTTAATGATTACTTCTAGATCGCCGAAAATTAGAGGCATCTTAGCTCGTTAATAGAAATAGTTGTCCGTTGGAGTCAGAGTTCCAGATACCGTACCATGTATGTCCGTCTGCTGTGTTTGTCGATCCTCCTGAAGTGGCAGTCTGTGACCACCAAGCGTTATAAAGCTGCCCGCAACAACGGACGCTTGATCCGTAGAGGGACGTGTAGATAATTAAGGGTTCCAGGGCTAAGCCCGCGCCGCTTACCCAGATGAAAGTGTTTCCGGCTGTGTTTACGCCCTTTTCGAATAGGAAAGAAGAGTTACCGGAACCTGCCGATGCCGAGCCGTCAAAAATTCCGCCAAAGCCGCCGATGTTAGAGCCGTATCCGGTGGAGCTGGAGAGATATGCGGTTGTGGAAGTGGGGCCAAAGTTAATATAGGTGTTTTCTAGGATTTCAATTTCAGGGGTAGTCTGACAGGCTACTAGACCAGCGGAGCCGGAGAATACTCCGCTTCCAACTGAGGTTGCTAGCGTGAAGGTTGTCGTGGACGTTACGGTGATGGTCCAAAGGCCGTTTGCAGCCGTGTTGCCTTCGACATACTTGATAAGGACAGATTGACCTGTGGTGTATCCATGAGCCGCGCCGGTTGTTATTTCAATGGGCGTAGCGTTAGTAGCTCCAGTAACTTGCTTAGGAGCCATAAAAGAAGGAATGAAGGGGGATTGAATGAAGATCCCAGTTCCGTTCGTGTTGAAGGTTCCGACTAGTAGCGTGTGGAAGCCATAACGATGCGCCAGGATGCGGAGAGTTGTTCCGGCTGTGTTTGCTACAGAAGCGTTACGTCCAACACCGATAAGCTCGTCTCTTGAAACCGTAATGCAAAATAGGGTATTTGCCGTGGAGTTTACATCTTCAGCAATGTAGGAGATACACTTTTGAAATGTAGGTGTTTGAACACTTTCTAGCTTGTAAAGAGTTTTAGCCGTAGTGGTGGTGTTGTACCAAGATAGGTTTCCGCTTTTTGTAACAGCCACGGCAGCTCCGGTAGTACTTAGAATAACCAGCGTGGGATTTCCGGAAGTTCCATTTAAGAATACGGTTGCTAGCGCCGTTACTGAAGTGTTAATTGTTGTTCCCGTTCCGTAGAGGGTTCCTGCACCGGCTAAGGCATTGATTGCCGAGCGCACGTTAAACAACGTAGCTTCATGGTTAGCGCCGATTAGAACCTCGTCTGCGGCTCCGGTTAGGGTTGTTTTAAAAGTATAAACTCGTGCGGCGATTGTGAACGTGTCGTTGTTTGCGGCGTTGCTTTGATTGTACAGAGTTGGGATGGCACCGAATAGATTATATGTTTCTAGCGTCGTTACCGTCCACCCAGCCGTTGCTACGTTGTCTGTCACAAGCGTAATATAGTCCGGAATATTAGTCGCGCTTAGAACTGCACTCTGGTCAACGTATGTTCCGCCTGCGTATTCAATTGCCATGCTATGTTTATTCTAACAAAAAACCCGCCCCTTTTCAGAGGCGGGCCGAGAGGAGTTTATGGATAGAGAAGATTAGCCAATACGGTAGAGATACGCCGTGATATTGACACCCGCAAGAGCCGTTAAGGTCCCTACGAAGTTTACACCTAGGCGGTCGCCGGAATGAAGAGTGCGGGTTGCTACGGTTGGTACTACCGAGGCGTTTTGAACGGTCTGGGCAGTTCCCTTAGCGTTAAAACCAGTCGTCATGAGTTCATCACCAGACGCGGCGGCTTCAGTTCCCTGTTGCCGGGTTAGCATGATGGTTACATCACCTGGATCAGAACCTTCGGTTGTGTGGTTTTCTGAAGCAGCGAGCAGAACCCACATCTGCCCTTCGGGGACAGTAAAGATAGACGTGTCAATCATTTCGCCGTTGGCAACGAATGTCTTAGAGACATACGTTTCATTGGGATAAAAGCTCTTAGAAAAGTTTGCCATTTCGGTTTACCTTTCCTATTAGCCGTTTACTGATCGGTCGTTTAGAATGGCTTTCTTAGCCGCTTCGATTGCGCCGCCAAGTAGTTTGGTCCGGCTGATCTTATAAACCGTTCCACCAGAAGTATACGCCGCTGTGCCGTCTGAGCCCTTAAGGGTCGCCGTCCAAGACGCTGAAGATCCACCGACAGCAGATACTTCGAAAGTACCATTAGCAGTCGTATTTCCACCTACGTCCTGAACCACAATTACGTCACCGACAGCATAGGGGTTTGCAGCATCGGTAGCATCGAACTGAAGAACGATAGGAGCAGCATTGGTTGCATCCTCTACACCGTATACAGTCGTGCCGGAGTTCATGTTGTCAATCCAGGGAATAACCAAGCGGGGCATGGTGTCCGTGGTGGGGACTTCGGAGTTCAGAGTACCGCGAACTACGGAGACAGAAAAGTTGCCAGAAGCGTCGTCGTTGAAAATAGCGTAGTAGCTAGACATTTAAAAAGTTTTTCCTTCAAAACCATTTTAACAAATGGGTGGTTTGGTATATACTAAAGACATGCCTAAAGTGAAATTAAATAAAGTTGAGGTTGAAAGTTTGAAGGAAAGCTACGAGAATGGCGGGATGTCGCAAGTCGTGCTTGCTAGAGTATATGGTGTGAGTCAGGCTCAGATTTCCAGAATCGTTACGAATCAACAGAGATGCGAAAAGCATTAAGACTTGGCGGTTTGCAGTTTTTAAACTGGCTTGTGTGTACAGTTTCCTGGAGGGCCGTTTCACAAGGAAACATAACAGTTTCTATAGTTTCGGACTTTATCCTGTGTACGCTGTTGTTTTTTGTTTTCTCGGAAATAGCAGATAGCCAGAAGGGTAAGAGAAAACTTTTGTGGTTTTTTTACTCCGTAGGCGGTGTAACCGGCACAGTATGCGGGATTTATCTTTCTAAGATTATTCTAGGTTCTTAGGTATGATATTATTAAAAGTGACCCACCACCCCAGAGGAGGGACCAACGGCCTACGGCCCGCCGTCCTTCCAAAGGGTGAATAAGGAGAGTGGCGAGTAGTATACCCCCTTGTTTGGCTGCTTCCTCTGCATGTCAATGTACGAAGCGGCCCTTTCCAAAAACTCCTTTAAAATCAGTAACTTACAGCCAAAAGGCGGCTGTAGGCGCTCCTCCTAAAATAACTCTTTTGTTTTCAATCAGTTAAAAACGGCCCTGATCTATTGATTTCCACTTCTCCCACTTCGCCGCTATTAGTATAACGCCCGCCGCAACCAATCCAATTATTAGTATAACCATGCCTTTAGTATAACGCAGTTTTTGAAATTTTTCAAAATTTTTTCTTTCGTATCAGCAGGTTACATACTGTGCTGTGCTGACGCTAGCACAGGCAGGGGTCCGTTGTCAAGTACTAGTACTAAGGGGTCGGGTACCCCCGTACTAAAGTACCATCGCTAAAGCGATTTTGGGTTTGTCAAGAACTTTAACGTGTTTGTTTTCAACGGCTTACGCCGACAACAATTCAAGGGCCAAACATAGAATGATACTAAAGTACTATTGACACGTAGTACGTAGGTAGAAAACACCTTAGTAGGACACATATTGGACCTTAGATTCATACTAAGGCGCGATTTATCGCGTCTAGGTGAAAATATTTGTGTTGACGAGAGAGGGTAGTATGTGATAGGAAAAATACGTGCTTTGTGGCGCAAAGTAACTAAAAGTCATTCATAGTTTTGTGCGTTTGTCAATAAGGATTTATCTGTGTTTAAAGAGACTAAAAAGTGTGAATGGGAATTGACTGTATCCTTCGTAAACGGGCTAAAGCCCGGTACTAAGTACTCGGAATTACAAAGGTCTATCTATATCAAAGGACTTTGCGTTGTAAAGTGCT